AGAAGACACCATTTGCACTCATCAGGTCTTTACAATCAAAGACGATTCCAGCAGAAGCAAAAACTAAATCTAAAAAACCTGCTGGTTCTTCTGAATCAAGTACACCACAAGCTGGTGGGTCAAGTGATGTTGGATCTGGTGCTCAGAAAGCATCTGGATCTTCTGGATATTTCTTCTTTCAAACTAGAAAGGGGTTTGTGTTCAAATCAGTTGATGCCCTTGCACGACACGAATCTGACGGTGGTACACCAACTGTAGGGAAAACATATTACTATCAATATGGTAAGGGAGACGATGAAAACCTTTACAAAATCCAAGAGATAGCATATAATCAAGAAATTAATATGATGAAGAAGTTGAGGGAAGGATCCTATTCTTCTATTCTCTGCTGTTTGAACATAAATACTGGAAAATATGAGGAGATCGTATATTCTTTAAAAGATACCTGGGATGAAATGTATCACATGGGAAGTCAAACAAAACTTCCTTCTGGTCAGGTGGCATTATCTGAATATCCATCCAGAGTAATGTCAACGATTATTAATCCTGAGTGTTGGTATTCTGGAAAAGACATTGCTTCAAGCGAACAATCTGATGGAAGTGAAAACCCATCTGAGTTTCCCGATTACCAAAAGCAATATCTCACACAGAGTCTTGCTAGAGTTGGAATCATGTTCACCCAGAGACTGACTGTTTCTCTGACAGGACAATTAGAATTGGTTGTTGGAGATAAAATAGAAGTGAGAGTACCAAACCAAGTTCCAGATTCCGAAAGGGATAAGGAACAGTGGGATCCCGAAAGCAGTGGGACGTATTTGGTTAGCAAATTAAATCATCAGTTTGACATTAAGAATCAGTCTGTCTATACTGTGCTAGAATTGATTCGTGACTCTTACGGTATCAAAGACAAAGAAAGTAAAGTAAAGTAAGGAGGTTTTATGGATAGTATTGAGCAACACATTGAAGCAGATAAAGAGGAACTTTCTAACCCTCAACTATCGCCCCAACGTCGTCGTCACATTGAAGGCGAACTAGAAGAATTAGAAGCATACGCAGAGCGTCATCCAGAAGATCATCACGATCCTTCATCTTTGGAACTGTATTGCGACAATAATCCAAGTGCTCCAGAGTGTTTAGTATACGATGATTGATTGATATGGATGCACTGAGCAGTCTCTACCCAACAAACCAAATTGGATCCGATGGATTCTCTTGGTGGATTGGTCAAATTGAATCCGATAAGAAGGGTGACTTCAAACAGTCTGGCAGATATAGAGTCAGAATTGTTGGATATCACCCCCAGTCGTGTGATGTTGTAAGCACGGATGATTTGCCATGGGCAATGGTAATGATGCCCGTGACGAATCCACACACTCCTGGTGGTGCTACCTCTGTGTCCGATCAACTTGGACCTGGCATTTGGGTTGTTGGATTCTTCTTAGATAATGATAAGCAGCAACCAATGATCATGGGATCTATTGGTAGAGTTGCAAATTCAACTACAGAGACTGCTCAAGATCCCACCCCTGGTCAAACTGGATGTAAATCATTCACAACATACGTTGATGAAACAAATAAAAAAGCTTTTGTTCAGGATTCTAAGTGTACCGCAAAACCCACACCAGCTGAAGCTGGACATCCAGCCACTGGTGTGCCAGTTAAAGATGACGAAACTGGAGTAGTAATTTCTTCTGGAACTACAAATTTTATTAACGCAAAAAACGCACAGAATACAACTACAAATCCAGCGGGTAAAAATTGGTGTGTAGAGGTTGCTGATACCTGTGGAAAGGAAACTGATCTTGCAAATACATTTAAGAGACTGCTCTCTGAGATGTTGTATGAGACTCAGAGAAATGACGGAAAATTAGGAACATATCTTGTTGGTGAACTCTCTGGAGAACTATATGATGCTATTGAAATCGGCAGAAAGTATATCAACAAGGGTATCCTTGTTATGGAGACTTTTGTTGCATCTGTCAAAGGATTTATTCTTGAGAAGTTAAAGGCAGCAGTCAAAGATCTTATCAACCTACTGATATATCCAAACAAGACTGGAAACTCGTTGAGTGCTGTCACTGCATTCTTTGATGAGATTCTTGATGATGTTGGATGCCAAATGGCAGATCTTGGAGATCGTCTTGCCAACTTCTTAGAAGATCTTATCTTTGGATATCTTTTTGAAGTTTACAAAGCAGCAGCGTGTCTTGTAGACCAATTTGTTGAGGGTATCATTAATAAGATTCAATCTTTGATGGAAGAACTTCTTGCAACTGTTCTTGGTCCTTTAGAAGATATTCTTGGTGCAGTTGCTTCTGCTATCAACATCA